ATCTGCAAACCCATCTTAAAGTTTTCCACCCCAAACAAAACCCCCGCACCCACACGCCCCCACCCGCCTCTCGCGGGCTATCGAGGCTATTCAGCTGTGTCCTCATCGTGCTGCTTGCCCTGTCAGCAGTGAGCTGTCGCTCAGTGAAGACGGCGACAAGGGAAAGCCTCACCGCGGAAAGTCACGCACAGAAGGAAACGACACGGCAGATGGCCAGCATCTCATGGTGGCACCAGCAGGTAATGGTGCCCGAGTCGCGGGTGACGCTAAGCGTGGCTGAAGACAGTCTTACCCTTCTGCCCGCAGGCGCAGGCTACACCGCTCGCAAAGGGCGGGCACACGTGAAAGTGGGCCGACGGCCCTCGGCAGACAAGGAAAGCCCTGCGCAAATCATCATCGAGGCGGGATGTGATAGTTTGGAGGTGCAGTGCGCACGCTATGAGCAGCGCATCGAAACGTTGCGACAGCAAATTCAGACGCAGCACAAGCGGCGTTCAAACACTGCTCAAATGCAAAAAGAAACGCATTTCAATGACCTTCGAATGCTCTTCTTCGCCTATGTGGCTGGGGTGGCGACCGGCATAGTATTAATTTTAATCATAAAGAAAAGAATATGGCAAAAAGTGTTTTAGACGGAACCAACCTCATTCTGAGTGTTGATGGTAAGGCCCTCGGTTTTTCAACGGGCTGCAAGGTAAGCACATCGACCGAAACAGGTGAGCGTGTGACCAAGGAAGCCGCAAGCGGCAAGTGGAAGGAAAAGTATGTGAAGAGCTTTTCGGAAAGCATCTCAGCCGACGGCTGCGTGCTCACGGATGGCGACGATGACATGCCTACCTACGATCAACTGAAAGAGAAAATGTTAGCAGGCGAGCCCATTGATGCAGCCTATGGTCTGCGCGATGGTGATAAACGCACAGGCAAGGCAGCCGGCGGCTACAAGGGCAAGTATATCATTACCTCATTAGAGCTTGATGGTCAGGCCGGCGATGACGGCAAGTATAGCCTGAACTTGGAGAACTGCGGAAAGGTGGAGAAAATAGGAACAGGTCTCACTGAAGCTTCACCTGCTGCAAGGCCTGCTGCAAGTGGTCATTAAATCAGATAGCAGATATAAATAAGGTATATGAAACAGCTACAGAAATTGAAGGTAGGCGGACGGGAATATCCCTGCCGCGTGACCATGGGCGCGATGGTACGCTTTAAGCGCGCCACAGGCAAAGATGTGAGCCAGCTCAATCAGAGCGACATCAGTGAGCTTGTGCAGTTCATCTATTGCTGTGTGCAGAGTGCGTGCAAGGCTGACGATGTGGCGTTCGACGTAGACTTCGAGACGTTTGCCGACCAGCTCGAGCCCGACAGCCTCAATAGCTTCTATACACAGATGGGCGATGCCGAAAAAAAAACGACGCTGAAGGCTCGGGCGTAAGCATCGAAGAGCTGCAAGGAATTGCGTTGGGGTGCATGGGAATGAGTTTGAATGACTTCTGCCGGTGCACCCCTTCGGAGTTTCAAGCGGCATGGCAGGCGTGGCATGAATGGCATGAGAACGAGCAGCGTGGTGAATGGGAACGCTTGCGCATGGCTTGCCTCTGTATGCTGCAACCCTACAGCAAGAACACGCTCTCACCCCGCGACGTGATGCAGTTCCCGTGGGAGGAAGAAGCGAAAAAGCCACAGGAAGAAATCAGCAACGAGGAATTGAAGCGGCGCTATAGGGAAGCCAAGCGGGCCGCAGGACTGAAATAAATAGATTATTAAGCAACAAAACGAAAGGAATACCAATGGCAAAGGCCGTAGAATTTCAAATAAAACTCAAGAGTGTTGACGGCGGGGTGCTGAAAAACCTCACAGTGGAAGCAACCAACTTTGAAGATGTGTTGTCGCAGGTAGGCGAAACAGCTCGCCAAAGCGGTGAGCAGCTCAAAGCCATGGCATCGAAGAGTTTGTTGCTGCAGAACGCTACAGGGGCTATCGATCAGCTACGCGGCATGATAGAAGGTGCTGCCGAACCTTTCAATAGTTTTGAAACGGCCATGCAGGGTGCCAATACCATGGCGGGCAAGAGTGGTGAGGACTTTGATGCACTGAAGGATAAGATTGTAGAACTGAGCAAGAATATCCCACTTGCCCGCGAACAATTGGCCAATGGCCTTTATCAAACCATTTCAAATGGTGTACCCGAAGACAACTGGATAGCCTTTTTGGAGCAATCAAGTAAGGCTGCCGTGGGTGGTATCGCTGACCTTGGGCAAACAGTGACCGTCACTTCAACCCTCATCAAGAATTACGGACTAAGCTGGAATCAGGCAGGAGCCATCCAGGACAAAATACAGATGACGGCCAAGAATGGTGTGACGAGCTTTGAACAATTAGGCCAGGCTTTACCCCGCGTGAGTGGAAGTGCTTCACAATTGGGTGTGTCAATGGACGAGTTGATGGCTGTCTTTGCCACGACAACAGGTGTAACGGGTAACACAGCCGAAGTTTCAACGCAGTTGGCTGCCGTATTGAATGCCTTAATCAAACCCTCTTCCGAAGCCACACAGGCTGCCGAAGCAATGGGCATAGGGTTCAATGCTGCCAGTGTGAAGGCTGCTGGTGGCCTGCAAAACTTCTTGGTGGGCTTGGATGCCAGCATCAGTCAGTATTCGGCCAAGACGGGACAACTGAAAGAAACCATCTACGGGCAACTCTTTGGCAGTGCCGAGGCTTTACGCGTACTGGGGGCTCTGACAGGCGAACAGAAAGACAAGTTTGCCGAGAACATTCAGGCAATGAGTGATTCGGCAGGCACTATTGACGAGGCCTATGAACGTATGGCGAGTACAGGTGAGAGTACAAACCAGATGATTAAGAACCAAGTGCAAGCAGTTATGGACTGGCAGAGTAGTATTGCCAGTGTTTTATCGCCTTATGTAGAACTCATTGCCAACACGGGATTGGCTATGATGGCAATGGTACAATTAAAAACAGGCATCTCGGCTGTTATTGGTGGACTGCGAGCGTTGGATATAGCCACCAAGGCGCATGTGGCACTATCGAAGGTTGTCGTGGTGGCCACCAATGCTTGGAAAGTGGTGCAGACAGCTCTGAATGTAGTCTTTTCCATGAATCCAATCAGTCTTGTTGTATTGGCTGTTGCAGCTTTTATCGCTATCCTCTATGAAGCTTACGAGAACTGCGAAGGTTTCCGCAAAATATGCGACAAGGTATGGGCTGCAGTCAAAGATATAGCTACTGCTGTTTGGGATTACTTGGTAAAGGCTTTTGAAAAAGCAAGCGCTGTAATCAAGACCGTGTGGGAATGGGTAAAGAAGTTTTTCGGCATCAGTGATGGCAAAGACATAGAAAAAAAGACGAAGGCTGTCAAGGAGAACACCAAGGCACAAAAGGAAAATGCACTTGCCGCCCTCATGGCCAATCGTGCACAAAACGGCGGGAAAGATAGCGGCGCTGCAAAGAAAAGCAAGAAAACCAGCGAAGACCGCTATAGTGGCAAACATCTCATCGCGAATGCCAGCAGTTACAAAGAACTCGGGAACAATATTCAATTCTATCAAAACAAGCTCGAGACAACCAAGGCGTCAGAAAAGAAAACGCTTGCTCTCTATGCCGAAAAGATTGCCTCGCTGCAACAACAGCAGCAGGCCATCAAGGCTGTGGAGGAACAGGCAGCACGACCAAAGGAGCTTAAGACGTTAGAAGATATCGACAAGGCTATTAGCTATCAACAGGACTTGCGCAACAAGGCAACCTTAGACCAAGTGGCGGGTATCGATGAGGAGATAGCACGTTTGAACGACCTTAAAACAGCGTTCGAACAGCATGCACACAGCAAGGTGGGCGTGGAACAAATCAAAACCTATAAACAGCTGGACGATGAACTGCAATATTATTCGGGCTTACTCAAGACGGCCACCGACTCCGAGCGCGCTCAAATACAGCAGCAGATTAATGCGCTTGGTGATTTGAAAAAGCAGTGGGATGACACGCTGGCTGCCCTGAAAGTGCCTGAAGATATCACGCGGCTCAACACGATAGAAAAGTTAGACGAGGCCGTCAGCTATTATCAGGCAAAACAAAAGAAGGCTTCAGGCGAAGAAATCAGCAGCATCGGGGAAACCATCACCGCCTTAGAACAGAAGCGCGAAGCCCTGAACCGCTTGACACGCCTGCCCGATATACAAAATGAAACGGCGCACCTCAAAGGTTTGGAGGGCCATGAGCTGAAGATGGAACTCAAGGTGATGGGACTTGACGGCGTGAAAAAGCGCATCAAGGAATTGCAGGATATGCTCCGCGATACGAAGAATCCACTTGGTAAGCATCAGCGCGAAGAGGTTGAAAAACTCATCGGTTCATATGGACAATATGAAAAGGTGCTGCGCAAGAGCGATGTGCATCTGACAGACCTATGGGGTAACACGAAAGGTGTAGCCGGTGGCATTACGTCGATGACCAACGCCCTTGAAGGCGGACGCAATGCGTGGGAAACACTCACGGGCGTGGTAGACGGCGCCATACAAATCTTTCAGAGCATTGCAGGCATCGTGGACATCATCAAGGTGCTGACCGGTGCCACACAGGCCAGCGCAGCAGCAAGCGGCGTGAAAGCTTCGGCTACAGCGACAGAAACAGCGGCTACGACGACGCATACCGCCGCAACAGCTGCCGACACAGCTGCAACAATTACCAACACAGCTGCTAAAAGTGGTGAAGCCATTGCCAGTGCTACGGCCAGCGGTGCCAGCATGCCGTTCCCCTATAACATTGTTGCCATTGCCGCGGGGGGGGCTGCCGCTGTGGGG